GTAATGGACCACTACCAAGCTCAATTGACTGAATTGCTCGCGCAAGTACATACCACCAACGACCCGCAGGGTAAAAACGATTTGAACAAATTGTACAAAGCATGCAGTCAAATACTGACTGAAATAAGTAAAGAAAGCGTTAATTGCCGCAGACTACAAAAAACAACACCAAAGTATTTAGAATTGGATCAGCAGTTCAAAGAGGCCATAAGTAATCTGGAACAATGGATAACTTTTGCTAAACTTTTGTACTAATTGACTTAATTCGATATCGATGTTATAATAACGACATGTACAAAATAATAGGAAAAGAAGAAACATTCAAAACGCTCACACTCGGTGAAGCGATGAATGTTGCTAAGATGATGAACGAATTTGTGACCATCAAAGGCCCAGACTTTGAAGTATGTGGTAAATTTGGTGTAGACTCAGTCAGTGAGGGATTGACCCCAGACGGTCAAGTCTACGATTGGAATAAAGCAGGCCGCATTGGCCGTGTTAAAAAGGAGCAAGCATATGGCAACAGTGGCCGGCATCAAGATTAAAATTAAAGCACCTAAAGTTCGTAATGCAGCATTTGCAGACGAAAAATACACTGGCGGCGAGCCCGAATGGCCAGAAGAAGCAGTAGAATGGGAAGACAGTGAGTTTGATAACTTCCTTCGCCGTAGCTTCTATTACTACAATTATTACTACAATCAAAAAGATTGCAAGAAGTATGTGGTAGAGTGGCTTAAAACCATGCCCACTGAGTTTACCAAAGAAGAAGTCAAGGCATTTGATCGTGCGGCAGATCGTGCAATCCCAATGACAGCCTGTAGTCTGATCATGGCCCGTCGTCAGGGAATGATTTTCCGTACACGACACACCGACTTCCTAAAACAAGTTATCCGTGCGGCAATTTCAGAAGCAGAGCCCGAAGCAATTGAAATAACTTCTTCGGCTGTAAAAGCATATACTCCCACCATTCAAGACCGTCTCAATGAGAAAACCAGCGAGATTATCGGAGAGCTTGAGGGCATGTACGACGATGTGTGCCTAAATAATAAAACAGCATTCAAACCCTATGATTTCTTGACCGGCAACAATGTGGTTCAAAGTCAATTGGGCAAGTACGAAACATTGTTTACTGCCCGCCGAGCTGAACTTGAGGCAGCACAGAGCAAAGAAGACGCTCAATTGACTGAGGGATATAAACACTATAAGGCCGCTGATTTCAAGCGGATTATTGCGTGGATCGACGCACTGCTGGCCGCAGTTGAACAGTACCGCGGCGTAAAGAAAGCCACAAAGAAAGCCAGAGTTAAGAAAGCACCTAGTAAAGAAAAGGTCATAGCCAAACTCAAGTACTGCAAAACTGACGCAGTATTGAAACTGGTCAGTATGAATCCTGCTGATATTATTGGAGCAAATGAGTTGTGGGTGTACAACATCAAAACTCGCAAGCTGGGCAAATATATTGCAGACAACATACAAGGACCTTTGGGAGTAAAAGGCACCAGTTTGATAGGATTCGACGAAGCCAAGTCAGTGTGCAAAACATTGCGTAAACCGGCCGAGACTCTCAAGGAGTTTGCAAAATCGGGAAAAATTCAATTGCGTAAATTCCTTGACGATATCAAAGCCACAGAAACTAAAATGAACGGTCGAATCAGCGCAGACATTGTGCTACTCAAAGTTGCATAACATAAAGAGTTCTATTAGCTAAATATGGTTAATAGGACTCTTTTCATATGTCAACAGTTATTCAACCCGACTTAAAAGGCGACTTTAGCCTTAGAACACAAGACTTAGGCGGCCCAGGCTCCATCAGCACCGAGAGTGCAATTGCAGCCAACCCACAAATTCAAACACTCAATCAGCTCAGAAATGATATGGTTGATTATATTCGTTTGAGACTGGGTGACCAAATCGTAGACATCGAGCTGGACAAAGAACACTACGATCTGGCCATCAAACAAGCATTAATAAAGTATCGCCAAAAGGCACAAAATGCAGTAGAAGAAAGCTATGCATTCTTAGACTTGATTCCCAATGTACAAGAATATATTTTGCCCAACTACATCATGGAAGTTAGGCAAATTTTTCGCAGAGGCATTGGCGCTTCTCCCGGATCCACAGCCAGTCAATTTGAACCGTTCTCTTCGGGCTACTTAAACACTTACATGTTGGTGGCTGGTCGTGTTGGTGGACTACTGAGCTATGAATTGTTTGCACAATACCAAGAGCTGGCCATGACCATGTTTGGTGGCTACATAAACTATACTTGGAATCGTGTTACCAAAAAGCTGACATTGGTGAGAAAAATACCTTACGATAACGGCACCGCAGTGCCATTAAACTCATTGACTGCCAGCGGGCTTGCCGCGGGTTCTACAATTACTATGGTTTTACAATCACCGCAGACCAGCGTTCGGCCAGATTCCAGCATTTATATTCAAAACTGTCCAGTTCGCGGTTACGGCGCTGAGTATAGAGTTGTGACCATTGACCCTACCAGTACCATAGTAACAGTGGTAGCCAATCAAGTGTTGGGTTCAGCGGCAGTTACTGGCAGCGACTTACAGAAAACCACAGCTTGGATCCCTGATTACGACTCTGGAACCAACAATATGGAAAGCGTGTTGCTTTGGATTTTCAATCAGAAACCCGACAGTATGCTATTAAGTGATCCACTGGTTTATCCGTGGTTACAAGAATACGCACTGGCATTTGCCAAAAGCATACTGGGCCAGGCTCGAGGCAAGTTCAGTACTTTGGCTGGACCACAGGGCGGCACCACACTAAACGGTGCAGCACTGATGGCAGAATCTGCGGCTGAAATGGCCCAACTCGAAGATGACCTAAAAAATTATGTTGATGGATCGCAACCGTTGACCTGGGTTATCGGTTAAACTTTACTTGATTTTTATCAGTTACTTCTGTATAATACAGTATAGGAGTAATTTATGATCATAGGTCTATGTGGTTTAATTGGCAGCGGCAAAGACACAGCCGCAGATTATCTGTGTAATTTTCACGAATTTCGACGGGACAGTTTTGCTTCCACTCTCAAAGACGCAGTGGCCTCAGTATTTGGATGGGATCGTGAACTACTGGAAGGTCGTACCAAACAAGCCCGCGAATGGCGAGAACAAATTGATCCATGGTGGGCAGCTCGAATGAATATGCCCGACTTAACTCCTAGATTGGCACTACAGCTTTGGGGTACTGAAGTTTGCCGTAAAGGATTCCATGACGATATTTGGATTGCCAGTTTGGAAAATAAACTTCGAAATGCCAAAGATAATATTGTTATCAGTGATTGCAGATTCCCTAATGAAATCGCGTCAATTCGTAATGCCGGCGGCCGAGTGGTCAGAGTTGCTCGCGGCCCGGACCCAATTTGGTTTAGCCTTGCAAGGGTAACTCCTGCAATGATGCCATTGGTATATCCCGGAATTCACGCCAGTGAGTATAGTTGGGCATCGACGGATTTTGATTTTATCATCGACAACAACGGATCAATCGAAGACCTGTACTCGGATCTTAAAAATCTGGTGTAATAGGACTTTCTCGCCACGGCAGTTTACTGGCCGCCACTTCAACTCGACAATTGAGGCACACTGATCTTAAATTGAGTGGATTGTTATTCTTTAAATTTCCGTCGATGTAAAATACCGCTATTTGTCTATCGGGATATTTTGCCCGCCAACCACACTTGTCACAGACTGCCTGTTTGCGATAGCCGGCTCTCAACCAAGCCGGCGGCACAGGCGTAAACTTTTTACCCTTGCGAATACAACTGTCGCACAATTTTCTATAATGATATTGTCCTTGGCGGATATAGTTAACTGCAACAAGAGATTGATTACAGGCAGAACATAAGGGTCTAGTCATACGAGTATTTAATCAAACCTTTGCAAAGGCAGAGCAAACCACCCATATTTCCTATCTATCGATAAATATTTGAACAGTTTAAGAGGATATGAAACATGGCATTAGTTTCTCCAGGCGTACAAGTCACAGTAATCGATCAGAGTAATTACGCACCTACCGCAATCGGTAGCGTACCTTACCTTCTAGTCGCTACAGCGCAAGATAAAGTGGCACCGGGCGGCACTGCTATAGCAGTGGGCACATTAGCAGAAAATGCAGGAAAAGTTTTTAACATTACCAGTCAACGCGATTTGGTAACTACATTTGGAACTCCTATATTTAAAACCACAGCAGCAGGAGCTCCGATTAATGCTGATGAACAAAATGAATACGGCCTATTAGCGGCCTACAGCGCATTGGGAGTAAGCAACACAGTTTATGTCCAACGAGCCAATGTAGACCTAGGTGGTCTAACCGGCACAACAGTTCGCCCATTGGATGATCCAGCTACTGGAAGTTTTTGGTTAGACACAACTTTAACTAATTGGGGCATCTATGAATGGAATGCTGCCACTCAGGAATTTACACAAAAAACAGTCACAGTAGTAAGCGACACAGATTTGTTAGTTGCTAATGTTACACCAAACGTCAGCGTTGGTGCAATTGGCGATTATGCAGTAAATGTACTGGATGATACGAATCCAATATTTTATAAAATATACAATAACACATGGCAGCTTGTGGGCAACACTGGGTGGCAAGCAGCTATTCCTACTATTACCGGTAGTGTTACAAATGCTACTATCAGCGCAAATGCTAATATTAGCATTAACTCAACAAATGTTACAGTGGCCACAGGTGCAAACTTAACCACAGTGGCTGCAAGTATCAACTCAGCAGCAATTACTGGTATAAGTGCACGAGTA